GTTGAGCCACCTATTTCATTAGAGCCAAAACAAATAATATGCTTGTCTATATCAGACACCATAATTTGAAGTCCTAATGTAGGCACATTACTAGCACTGGATAGGCTTGAAAACGGTATTGCTTTTTGTCCAGCTCCAGCACTTTCGTCCCAATAGTAAATCCCACCCCCTCTAATATTGGATATGAGATCATCACCAAAGTTATCTTGTGACCAAAGCCTTAACTGGCTAGAAGAGGAAATAGCACTAACAGAACCCCAGGTTCCAGAACTCCATGTATCGGCCCCCCATCCAGTTCCTTTTACATAAACGTCTAGCCCAACATTTATTTCATAAACTCCATCTACTGCTGATCCACCATTGCCAGAATCGCTAGAATTTGCAGTAACAGTATCACCAGACGTATCTTTAGCTGTTATTTCATAAGTATTAACAGTAAGCACTCTGTCTACTGTATAAGCTTGATTTAGCACATTAGCCGTAACGTTTCCTCCTAAAGAAACTGCTTCAGAAAATGTAACTGTATCTTCAGCTACTGCCCCATGAGACGAGTCAGTAGCAACAACAGTTGAAGAGCCGTTTGTAGCTGCAAATGTAATGCTATTAGTAGAAGTTTTCCTCGTTGGAGTAATATCGTTAAAATCATCACCCTGCTGGACGTAATATTTTAAATGCGTTCCAACCCCAACATAATCTGTTTGACCCTGATCCCTGTATGAATAAAGATTTCTACAAGTTCCAGTAAACGAACTTAAAGTATTTTTTTCCCAGCCATAAATTCTTTCTGGCCTACCTTTTCTAAATCTTACTTTGTCAGAATCAAACCAGCCACCTTCATTGCTGTAGTTAGTACCTTCTTTATTGATACCAGGCTTAAATACATATTTAGATAAAGGCATGCTATACCTCGCTCCATTCCTTATTATCAAAGAGCAAGGCTTCTGCCTCTCTTCTTCTCGTTAATCCTTCCAATACTTTACCTCCTGCCTTATTCCATCTTATGATTTGCTCTGGAACATCTTCGTATTCTTCTTTATTTAATACTTTTAGCAAGGTGGAATTTTTTAAGTTTCTTGGGCCAAGGTTATAAACCCACGAACAAAGCGCATCAAATTGATTCTGTGTCAAATCTACGTTGACCTGATCGTTAATGTATCCTTCATACTCTGGCATTTCTTCTGCCAGCCAATCTTCAGCTTGTTCTTTTGTGCAAGAGTCTCCCATACCTACATTCTTAATTCTTCCATAGGCTATAGTAGGAATTCCTACAGCATCTTTATAGGCTCTCAACTCACAACCTTCAAACTTCTTTATTAAAGATAAACCTTCTTCTGATATTTTCATCTTACTCTGTCTCCTGGTCAGAAGGTGTTGTAACATTTCTATAATATACAACAACTTCTTTAAGCTCATTTATGTATCTCCTCAACTCCTGCATATTGTAGGCCATCAGCTCATAATCAGGAATTGACATAGCCACAAATACAACCTGGCCTTGATCCATTTCTACTCTTTCTAAAAACTCCTCTATATTTATATCTGATACAACGTACCAATATGGCTCTTTTAGGTCTATTTCTCTCGGAAGTATTGGCTGTATTATGACCCTCTCTATAGGTCTTGTTATAACCTCTATTTCTCTATTCGGTATTAGGCTGCAACTGGACACCAGAATCAAGGCTATCAATATTCCTACTGTCTTCCTCGATACTTTCAAAAACTTCTTTTGTTCCATTATTTATTCTCGGCTCTATCATTCCAGGCCTAGCGGCGGCTAATTTAGACAAATCATGCCTCCTAAAAATATCAAGATACCTGTTCATCTCCGATTCAATCTCTTGATTTCTGGACTGCAACTGAAGTAATCCACTTGTTTGCAATTCAAAATCATTTTGCAAGCTTTCTATTGCTGCTTTTTGCTCTGTATCCCGAACTTCATATGCCTGATTTAAGGCAGTTAAGCTTTTATTTTGATAATAAAAAAAAGCTAACGCCATTGATAATGCAAAAACAATGCCTATTAGAATTTTACTCATAGGTATATATCTTCAATGCTTTTTCTTTGCCTTTTACTTTTATAGGTTCTAGCTCTTTTAAGCTATAACGACATAAACTTTCTGTCGTTTCGCCTATCAATAAATCTACTTTTCTTTCTTTAGTGGCAGATTCTAATCGAGCAGCGATATTTACCGAATCTCCAATGGCAGTAAAGTCGAATCGTGACTCACTCCCCATATTTCCAATTACAGCGTATCCAGTATTAATTCCTATACCAATAGCAACGGGAGGTAATTCTTCTGCCTTAAACTCATCAGCCAAATCTGACATATTCCGTATAATTTCTAAGGCACAATCAACCGCAATATTTGGATGATTTGCAAGGTCTAATGGACTATTAAAAATTGCGAACATTGCATCGCCGATATACTTGTCTACCATCCCTCCATGCTTTTGCACTGCTTTCTGTTGAGCGGTTAAAGCCTTATTCATTATATAAGTTACTTTTTCTGGCTCTAAAGACTCAGACATTGAAGTAAAGCCCCTTACATCCGTAAACAAATAAGTGGCAAATCTTTTTTCTCCTCCCAATTTAAGTATCTCTGGGTTTTTCTGTAATTTCTTTACCTGTCTTGGGTCTAAATAATGCTCAAACTGCTTTTTAATCTCTAGCCGTAACTTATATTGCTCTCTAAACCTCAAGTAAAATGCTGCTGATGCAACGATAAATTCAGATATCAAGGCCCAGGTTACATCTATCAATAACCCCCTTTGTATTAGATATATCCCTAAATATCCTGTTCCAATAAATAATAGACTGGTAAATGTTATACCTAAGCTGATTCCGAAAATATTTATTAAAATAGCCGTGGAAATAACCCCGACAGCAAAAATAAGCATTTCTGCCGCTAACGACCAATTCGGTATATATGGGCTATTCTCTATTAAAATACTCTCTGCTAATGCCGCTTGTATTTTATGCGGCTCTAACAGCCCGTGAGGAGTTGCCACTTGAGGAACTATTCCTATGGCCGAAAATCCCACAAAAACAAACTTATCAAGGACATCCATTTCATATAAGTTTGTTTCTGGAGTATCTACATAACTAATCCACCTTCTGCCTAACGAATCAACAGAAACAGGAGGTAGTCCTCTAACTGTTATTTCCTCTATGCCATTTGCATTTGTTTTTATAATATAGGTATCTGCTCCTGCTAATATCTTTAATACTTCAGTCCCGTAAGCAGGAATCCAGCCATCAGGGGTTCTCATCAATAAAGGCAACCTTCGGACTAAATTATCTATATCAGTTCTTGCTACAGCTATCCCCTGGCTCGCGCTTTCTTTTAATGGCTCTATATTCTGTATAACACCACTTGCCAGGATTCCTCCAACATCCTCTCCCAAAATAACAGTGCCAATCGTTTCTGGATAATCCCCGTTATTATTTTCAAACATTGCCAAAACGCTTGGCGATCTTGCTAGCGCAATGGAAAATTCTTCATCTCCTCCAAACCTGTCTGGCTGTGGAAACGATAAAACCCAACCTACTCCTATAGCCCCTCTTTCTAATAGCTCGTTATGTATTTCGGCAAGCCTTTGCCTACTTAAGGGGTATCCTCCCTCTCTTTCTATATCTTCTTCATTTATAGAAAGTATTGAAAAATAACCAGAACTATCTTTTTCAGAAACAAGAGAATCAAATGTCCTGAGCTTTAAGACCTCTATAAAGCCAAGCCTATATACAAATGGAACGCTTAATAAAACAAATAGCCCAAAAAGTTGAATATACCTAATCAAACTGGTTCACAGTGACCGTCTTATTGCAACTCGCTGTGCAATCCAGCACTACCGTATAACCCTTGGTTGTGGTTCCCGTTTGAGTTGCGTTGACCGTATAGTTCCCTTGCTCCACTCGTATATTCCCAACGTGTGCGCCGTTACCTGATTGCGTCAGATTGACCGTTGAGTTGTCTGACGGGTTGTTGCGGAATTCAATGTCCCCGTCTTTATTTCCAGAGCCAGATTGAGTGATCGTTGCATCGTTGTTGTTGCAGTTACCACATGACTTGATATAGGCGTTGTGATTTCCTGACCCTGACTGAGTTGTAGTCCATGTTGAGTCATCCCCAAAAGCATAAAATTTCGCGTAGTGATCGCCTACCTGACTAATTGTATATACGTTGTCATCGCCACTCATGTAGATTTCACCGTAATTGCCGCTTCCTGATTGTGTGATCGTCATGCGGTTGTTGTCCTCGTCGGCGTCAATGTAACCCACATTAGAGGAGCCATTCTGAGTGATCGTATATTCATTCCCGGTGTGATTCGTATATTGTGAGTACGCTTTTGCAAGATTGTCATCACCTGTTTGAGACAGGCGGATGGTGGCGCTAGAACAAGTGTGGGTGTCATAGGTTCCGTTGGACAATCCACACCACACACGGGCCGTATTACCCGATCCGATCTGGTCAATATAGATACTACTATTAGAGCCTTTGGTGTCTATCTCGACTGAATTGTCCGCTGCAAAAACGGGCAAGCTAAGGAGACTGATGAATATATATCGCATTTTCTCCCCCGCCGTTCACTGTGATATCCAGCGCCTTTCCAGCAGTCAGCACTGATAT